AAATTCTAATGTATTAGCTTCAGTACCACTAGACGAAGCAAACACAGATTACCAAGCAATTCAAGAATGGGCTGCAATAGATGGTAACAATATAATAGATAATGGAGAATAATTAAATGGCTTATATAGGAAGACAACCAATAGTAGGAAATTTTCAAGTTTGTGATGCTATATCGGTTGTAAATGGACAAGCAGCATATACCTTACAGGTAGGAAGTGTTAATGTAATACCAGAATCAGCTAATCATATGTTGGTTAGTTTAAATGGTATCCTACAAAAACCAGGATCATCTTTTACTATTAGTTCTTCTACGATGACCTTCGCCTCGAATCTGGCGACAGGGGATGTTATTGACTTTGTCCTACTATTGGGTGACGTGCTTGATATTGGTACTCCTAGTGATGCTACAGTTACAAATGCTAAATTAACTTCTGGTTCTTTTGGTAATATTACTAGTACTGGAACTTTAACAAATTTTACATCTACAGGTATAGATGATAATGCTACAAGCACAGCAATAACAATTAGTTCAGACGAAAGAGTTACTATAGATGCAGATGACGAAAAGGCTTTAATTGTTCATCATAATGATGGAAGCATTGTTAGAATTGGTATGAACAATAATTCAAGTAACGCTAATGAAATAGCTTTTGATAGTACAGATTTTATAGTTAAAGCAAATGGTACAGAACGTATGCGTGTTGCTAGTAGTAATGGCGTTGGAGTTGGTTCAGCACCAGATGGAAGCGTTGCTCAAGTAGGAATAGAACTTGGATATGATGGTTATATTTTAAATACTAGAAATAATGATGTTCCATTGTTTGTTAATAGACTAGGTAATGATGGAACAGTTATAAGTATTCGTCAAGATACAACACAAGAAGGTGGAATAGATGTATCTGGTTCAACAGTTTCTTTTAATGGTTTTACAGGAACTCACTGGTCAAGATTTACAGATAATTCTACACCTACAATTTTAAGAGGAACAGTTTTAGAAAGTTTAGATGAAATGTGTGATTGGTATAATTTACATTTTGATACAACTAATGAACAAGGAAAAACTATTCCACAAGTAATACCTCATGTATTAGAAGATGGTCAATCTGATGGAGATATTATTACTTACAACCATAAAGGAACAGATTATCAAGCAACAATAACTAAAGAAGCTGATATTAAACACATGAAATCAAAAGTATCTGATACTGTAGATGCTAAAAATGTTTATGGTGTATTTAGGTCTTATGACAATGATGGTGAAGAAGGATATAACGATTTTTATGTAGCCTCAGTTGGTTCATTTGTAGTTAGAATTAAACAAGGCGAAACTATTGCTAAAGGAGATTTGCTTCAATCAAATGGAGATGGAACTGCAAAAGTACAAACAGATGACAATGTAAAATCTAGCAGTTTTGCAAAAGTATTATCAACAACGAAAATTGAAACTTATGAAGATGGTTCGTTTATCGTTCCATGTTCTTTGAGATGTTAGGAGTATAACCTATGTCAATTAATGTATGCAATGACAGATCCATGGCATCCATTACCAGTCTCCCTTCAGGGGTCTCTGGTAGTAGCTTAGTATTATTATCTACTCAAACTGCTAGTAGTTCTACTAATATCACCTTTGATAGTGGTATAGATTCTACTTACAAAGAATATGTGTTTTCTTTTCATGATATACATCCAGGAACTAATAATGTAATTTTTACAGTAAATTTTAGAGATGGTTCTACAGCCTACGATGCTACAAAAACTACCACTTGGTTTAACGCATATCATACTGAGGGAGGTGGTTCAGGAATAGGGTATGCAGCTGGTGGAGACTTAGCACAATCAACATCTGGGCAATATTTAGGATGGTCAATGAGTGATGATAATGATCGAAGTGCAAGTGGTTACTTACACTTGTTTGATCCTAGTAATACAACTTTTGTAAAACATTTTATAGCTAGAGTTAATAACTATTATGATAATGGTTCAGCTGATGCATATGTAGCTGGTTATTGCAATGTAACTGCTGCGATAGATGGTGTACAGTTTGCAATGTCATCTGGAAACATAGATGCAGGAACAATTAAAATGTATGGAGTTGTGTAATGTCAATTGTAACTTATAACAACAGAAGCATTGCAAATGTCTCAGCCGTACCTGGGGCAGCTAAATCATTAACACTTATCAAAACTTTAACTGCTAGTTCTAGTTCTACACTGTCTTTTGTAAATGGTAGTGATGATGTAGTGTTAGATTCTACTTATCCTATTTATTTATTTAAGTTTATTGGTATTCACAATAGTGCTGTAGCTCAGTTTCAAGTTAATTTTAGAGATGGTGGTTCTAACTATGATGCTACTAAAACTACGACATCTTTTTATGCTTACCATGCAGAAAATGCTGGAGAAGCAGCATTAAGTTATGTAACAAGCACAGACGAAGCACAGTCTACAGATGCACAAGCACTTACAACAAGTCCAGGAATTGAAAACGATGAAGCTGGTAGTGGAGAAATGTATTTATTTAATCCATCATCTACAACATTTGTAAAACATTTTTTAGGTACAATGAATTATGTAGATGATAGTGGATCTCCATTATCTGTTCAGTTTAATATAGCAGGATATTGTAATGTTACAGCAGCTATAGATGCAGTTCAATTTTCTTGCTCAAGTGGCAACATAGACGCTGGCACAATAAAACTCTACGGACTAAAGGATTCATAATGAGCATAGTTACACTTAATAATAGGGGAGTTAGATCGGTTACAACCTTTGGGTCAGCAAATGCTGGATCTATGGTGTTTATTAAAAAGTTAACAGCATCATCTTCTGGTACTTTGTCGTTTGTTAATGGTGCAAGTTCAGTAGTTTTAGATAATACTTACAAAGAATATTTATTTACATTTAATTCTATTCATCCAGGAGCAGACAGCCAACATATAGGTTTTCAAGGTTCTACTGATACTGGTTCAAATTATGGAGTAACTACAACATCAACTTTATTTAGAGGTTATCACGCAGAAAATGATAGTGATTCTGGTGTGGCTTATAGAGCTGATTATGATGTAGACCAAGGAACAGGTTTTATTCCTCTTGCGGATGGAATTTCTACTGGTGCTGATAACGATCAAACTGTAAGTGGATATATTCATTTATTTAATCCTAGCTCTACCACCTTCGTCAAGCATTACATATCTAGGTTTAATGAGTGTCATCAAGTAAATTATAGCATTGATGGACATGTAGCAGGATATTTTAATACTACAAGTGCAATAGATGCAATACAATTTAAAATGTCATCTGGCAACATAGATGCTGGAGATATTTGCCTTTACGGAATTCTATAAAAATGATACATAACACCAAAGGAAAAAACTATGCCAAGATATCATAATATAAATGGTAACAAAGTACAATTTACAGCAGCTGAAGAGACAGCTAGAGACAATGAAGAAGCGGCTTGGGCTAATGCAGCTCCCGCTAGAGCTTTAGCAGATCTAAGATCTAAAAGAGATAGTCTTTTAGCAGCATCTGATTGGGAAATTACATCGGAACTTGAAAAAGGTAATGCTATATCATCTGATATGAAAACCTATAGACAAGCTCTTAGAGATCTACCTTCAGGTAAAGACACTGTTGCTAAATGTGAAAACGCTACATGGCCAACTAAACCTTAATGGCTAGGCAAAGTTTTTTACATTTTACACCACGACCAAAACCCAAAAAAAGAAAAGGTATACACCGTAAAAATTTAAACAAAAGATCAACATTTAAAAAATACAATCGACAAGGAAGATAACAAATGGCAAAAACAGTAGACACAGTAGCATTACAGACAGGTTCAGTTAAACCTACTTCTAGTAATCAAACTACTTCTAGTAAAGCTACATCGTTAATTGAATCTATAGTAGCTAAACCTACTTTACCTACAGGCACTACTATATCTCCTCAATTACAAAATGTAAAAACTAATGAATTAATGGCAACACCTGGTGTTACAGGTAGTACAGCAGCAGCTTTACCTACAGCTGTAGCAGCACCTACAATAGCAGGAGCCGCAGCACCTACAACTACAACAGCAACAGGACCAACAGCACAAGCAGCACAACAAGCAGCAACAGCTACAGTAGCAGGTTCAACTCCTACTATGACTGCAGCTCAAGGATCTTTATCTACTGGAGCAGTAGCACAAGCAGCTCAAGGTGCAGTAACTTCTGATGCTACAGTTAGAGGTCAATTAGCAGATTTACAAAGTGATGTAACTACAGCAGTACAATCTGGTAATCCTTTACCTGTATGGGCTAGAGGTG